ATGGAAGGGTATATAGGTTTTGAAAATTACAAAGACAATAAATTACGGTTAGAAGTTGGGCGTGTTTACACACGACGCCCCGTAATTGGCGGCAAATTATCATTTTTCGATAATCCGCTGGATGTTTTAAGGTACTATCCGCCATGTGATAGCGGATACTCCCGAGTTGAAAGCCCGGACAATAAGGCAGACAAGCAGGGGCACCATGTAAATACATCGGAATTGCGTGTGATTGAGGATATGGGGCTGGACGATATTGCCGAGGCCGCAGAAAAAATCATTAGGGAAGGTATAAACACATCTAAAAGCATCGTATCCGAAAAAAACAGATCGGTAGCCGTCACTACGAAAAAAGGCACCGAGGCGATTGTCTCGGGGGATCAGTCTGTCGCCATATCTATCGGATGGCGCTCAAAAGCTAAAGGGGCATTAGGATGCTGGCTTGTGTTGGCCGAGTGCCGATCAAAGAAAGTGATAGATGTGAAAAGTACGCAGGTAGACGGCGACCGCATTAAAGTAAACACTTTTTACAGGCTCAAGAACGGGGAATTTGTCGAATGCAAAGGAATGTAACATGACACAGAAAGAAATGATTTTGCAGGAATTGCAGCGCGGAGAAACGGTTACGATATTTTCGGCGGCCGAAATGTTCGGGGTACATCGTCTGAGTGCTGTGGTACAGCGTCTTCGCCATGACGGGCACGCGGTTGTGTCACGCATGATGAAGCGAGGACGGACGCGTATGGCGTGTTACGAGCTGTTCCGATTCGACGATCTGGATATGTGCAAGATAGCGAATATGCTCGCGGAAAAAATAGAGTTGCGATATGGGCGCGAGGGGACGTATACGATAGAATACGACGAGGAAGTCGAGGATATGTATATCGACATCGAATTAAGCGTGTCCCCTTCGTGGGACAGGCATTTGCGGGGAGTGTGCATAAATAGTTGGAAAGTCCGAGCCAAATATATCCCCACGCAAGACACATTTACCGACGGCCTCGGCTTTTCAGAGGAAAAACTAATGAAATACATAAAATTGATAATCGATGATACGGAAAGAGACATTTAAAACCAGAGCGGAATGGCTGGAGCGCAGGGAGAGCCGGCCGGTTCTCGGCAGCTCGGATTTCGGGATAATACTCGGCTTGAGCGAGTACGTTACGCCTTTGCAGTATTGGGAGCGCAAGACGAAGGGAAGCGATGAGATGAACGCGAATATGCACCGGGGGATATTCATGGAGGATGCGATTGCCAAATGGTTCGAGAGCGAGACCGGTTGCGAGATTATAAAGCGCTCGGCATCATACGATGTGTATACCAACGACGAGTTCCCGGACTTCGTGGAATGCTCGCCGGATCGGGAGGCATTCAAACAGGAATGGGAGGACCGTCCGGTGGTGGAGATAAAAGACACGAAGCGAATAATAGACGATATGGACGCAGATAGCATTCCGAAAGAGTGGTATGCGCAGGTCCAGTTTCAAATGGCCGTGATGGGCCGAAAAAACGCCTTTCTGGTCATTTGCGACGGTAGAAAAGAGCTTAAATACGGACATTATACTTTCGATAAAGATTGGACGCTCACGAATATGCGCAAGGCGACCGACTGGTTTCAGAAGCACATAATCGGGGGCGAACAACCGGAACCTACCACTGCGCAGGACATTCGGGAAACATACCCGGAGAGCAAGGAAGGTATCGTGAGGGTAGGGAAAGATATGTTTTCGAGGTACGAGCGTCTGGGGAAACTGAATAAGGCGATCAAGGTACTGGAGCGAGAGAAAAAGGAGATAGAGGGCGAGATGATCCTAAGATTCGGAGAGCAGGACAGCATGGAGTACGAGGGAACCACTATCGCCACCTTTAAATCCTATTGCCGCAAAAAGCTGGATACGGAAATGCTGAGATTGAAATATCCGAACATAGCCAGCGAATGCACGGTAGAATCGAGTTACAGAATGCTGAAATTTAAATAGACATTATGATACGTTTGACAAACGAAGATTACTACCAGTTGGCGATGCTGGTCGAGGACAAATCATGTGAGTATCCGGGAGACTTCTGCGCTACGATCAAATACAACACGGACAGATTTTATAGCAATCTGAATATATCCGTGATGATTTACGAAGGTCGCTTCAAGGAGCCCAGACTGTTCATCGTCTCGGCCGATTTGAAAACCTACTTGCCCGAAGGTGAGGTTGCCAACGACTTCGACCTCATGAGGCTCAAGAATGATCCCTACCTGTCGTAGGTTGTCAGGTTAGTTTTAGGTTGATTCACTCCCACCGCATCCGCGACGGCCCCGGAGGGTTTTTAAGGACAAATTTAAAACACTCAATATTATGGACAAACATTTCGAATTAACGGACAAATTTATAATCAACGCGTTTGGTATTAAGTTGTTACAAATCAAATGCACGCGTAAAATCAAGCATGCCGATGTAGGTGATCTTGGTGGGTATATTGAAAAAGAAGATAACCTGTCCGGCGATGCTTGGGTGTGCGGCAATGCTCAGGTGTCCGGCGATGCTCAGGTGTCCGGCGATGCTCAGGTGTCCGGCGATGCTAAGGTGTACGGCAATGCTCAGGTGTGCGGCGATGCTTGGGTGTGCGGCAATGCTTGGGTGTCCGGCGATGCTCAGGTGTCCGGCAATGCTCAGGTGTCCGGCGATGCTTGGGTGTACGGCGATGCTAAGGTGTACGGCAATGCTAAGGTGTACGGCAATGCTAAGGTGTGCGGCGATGCTAAGGTGTACGGCAATGCTAAGGTGTACGGCAATGCTCAGGTGTCCGGCGATGCTTGGGTGTCCGGCAATGCTCAGGTGTCCGGCGATGCTAAGGTGTCCGGCGATGCTAAGGTGTCCGGCAATGCTTGGGTGTCCGGCGATGCTAAGGTGTACGGCAATGCTAAGGTGTGCGGCGATGCTAAGGTGTACGGCAATGCTCAGGTGTGCGGCGATGCTTGGGTGTGCGGCAATGCTTGGGTGTCCGGCGATGCTCAGGTGTCCGGCAATGCTCAGGTGTCCGGCGATGCTTGGGTGTACGGCGATGCTAAGGTGTACGGCAATGCTCAGGTGTACGGCGATGCTCAGGTGTCCGGCGATGCTAAGGTGTACGACGATGCTTGGGTGTACGGCGATGCTAAGGTGTACGGCAATGCTCAGGTGTGCGGCGATGCTAAGGTGTCCGGCGATGCTTGGGTGTCTGGCAATGCTCAGGTGTCCGGCAATGCTCAGGTGTCCGGCGATGCTCAGGTGTCCGGCAATGCTTGGGTGTCCGGCGATGCTAAGGTGTCCGGCAATGCTCAGGTGTCCGGCGATGCTAAGGTGTCAAATAATAATGAACATTGTGGATTTGATTGTTTTGGGTCTGCTAATCGTCACACCCATGCCTATAAAACTCAATCAGGGAAAGTTGAAATCATCTGCGGATGCTTTCGGGGTTCTATTGAAGAGTTCGAGGAACAAGTCAAAAAGACACATCAGGGAAATGAATTCGAAAGGCAGTACATGGCTATTGCCGAAGTGATCAAGATCAAGTTAGGGCTAAAATAACGGCTATGGAAACTGAAAAAGAATTGGCACGGGCCTCGATGGGAAGGTCGAGATCTCCGTATATAGCCTCTCAATCGTTTTTAACGCAGCTAAAAAAAACGCTGTTCCACGAGGAAACCAAAAAGCGGTTCGAGATGATGTTGGGGGAGTACGCACCCTCTTTTATGCAGTCGATATTGTCGGCCACGACAAACAATAAGCTGCTGATGAAAGCCGATCCCACATCGATTATCCGGTCCTCTTTGGTTGCGGCGTATACGAATCTGTCGATAGATACCAATCTGGGACAGGCGGCATTGGTTCCCTACGGTGGAGTCGCGCAGTTCCAGATAATGAAGAACGGATATGTGCAACTCGCCCACAGGACGGGCAACGTAGCGCGTATCAATGTGGCTAACGTGTACGAAGGGGACATCGAGGCAATAAATCCCTTTACGGGCGACATGCGATTCAATCTAAACAATCCGGACAGGTCGATACTGAACGGATTCGTCTCTTACCTGAAGCTGATGACCGGTGCGGACTTCTATCTGTACATGACGGTGGACGAATGCAAGACTCACGGGGCAAAGTATTCCAAATCATTCTACAGGGAGAATGGATTGTGGCAAACGGATTTCGTAGCTATGGGGCAAAAGACGGTGTTGAAAAGCATTATTAAAAAGTGGTGCCCGATCAACCCCCAACAGCAACCCAAGATAACGGCGGCGCTGAAATTCGACCAATCCGTTCCCAGTTCCGAAGACATAGAGTCCTGCGATCCGATATATGTGGATGGCGTCGATGCCAAAGAGGCGGAAAAAAAGGAAGTAGACGAAATAGTAGCAAAAATTACGAATGAATGATGGAAGATGAGAAAGTTCTGATCCGGCTGAAAACTTACGCCATGATGTCCGGAATAACCTATAACGGCGTCAAGAAAAGAATAGCATTAGGAAAGATAAAAGCCGAAAATATAGATGGGGTGCTGTTTGTCGACATATCCCAATATCCCGTCCTGCCTTCGGCGAGAATACGGAAAAAACTGGATAAAGAATACTGACATGGAAGGAGAACCCAAAACAATAGACAAGTGCTTCGACAAATTCGCGCAGTGGGCGGATTGGAGCGAAAAGGACCCGGTAAGAGAGATAATATTCGTTATCTGTACTCATATTATAGGGCTGCTGTTCATCGTATTGTCTCCCATAATCGCAATGATTGCGGCCCACTCGTACACCAACGCACAAAGGGAGCAAGAAGCCAAAGAAGATGAGGAATTATTAGAATGGTGGAGAAGAGAAAGGGAGGAAGAATACGTAAAATGGGTGAGAGGGCGAAAGTAAAATGCGAGACATGCCGATTCATCCAAGACGTGGAGCAGGGGATAGGGTATTGCCCTGTAATCAAAATGCTATCTCCGGTACATAGCGAGAAAATTTGCGTGCATCACGTGTCGTGATTTGATGTAGAAACGATGAAGTTCATAATTGCCAAATACTATGTTAACCCGAAGGGAATGCCGGATGATGTAACGGAAGTATGGGAAATAATATATCCCCATTACCATAGCATTATAAGCGCGAGAGAGGGGCGCGAGATTATCCGGGAGAACGGATTGGTGTTAGCAGTGAGCAATCGGTATGGCAAGGTATGGGAGATACCTGGCAAGCCTTTGACGAAGATAAAAATTTAGGAGACATGATAAAGGGGGGATACATATTGCAGCCGCGGTGCATACAGGAGGGGAGCATGGCGCACAATCCGCCGGTAGACAGAGAACTGTGGCAATACTTTCTGCGAAGTGTAAACTACTATAAGCACGACCTTATGCCTCGGGGATCGGGGTTCTTCCGGCTGGAGGACATACAGGAAGATTTGAGTTGGAAAGTCGGTTTCAGGAAGATGAAATACTCGAAATCTCAGCTCTCGAAATCCATCCGGCGGATGAGAGATGCAGGCGTCGCTACCGTTACGAAGGAAACGGGCGGAATGATTGTAACTATCTGTAAATACGATTATTATCAGGACCCGAATAACTACGAAGGAAATTCCTTTTATGAAGGAAACAATGGCGGGATAATGAAAGGTAGTGAAACGCTTGACACGAAGGAAACAGAAGGTGTAAGCTTAAATGACTGTGGAACAGTAGGAATAGAGGGGGTGTGCGAAGATCGAAGGAAACGATATGTCGAGCATGAAGGAAACGCGAAGGCAACAACGAAAGATGACCAATATATAAAGAATTATAAGAAAGAAAAGAATAATACACACACACAGTATAAACTGAAAAATATACAGAACACTTCGTGCGCGCGCGAGGAAGGCGAGGACGGTATGGAGAGATGGGCGGAGTCGTCGAAAAAACTGATCGTGAAAAACGTGAGAGAGTGGATAGCCCAGTATACGCCCTCGGTGGCGCTCATGGAGTTTCCGTTGACAGACCGTCAGATACTGGGGATTTTCGAGCGCATGACTCCGGACGATTTGAAGCGGCTACTTATAGCCATGTGCAACAAGGGGGCCACAAAACGAAATAGAAGCGCCTATTTTACGCTTTTGGCATTCGAGGGTAGGGATTATATCATCAAACAGAGAAAATTGAAAATTGCCACCAAAGAAGGCCGAATACGAGGGTTCAGGGAATAGACTAAAATCTGTCTTTAAAAACTTGAAGGAAATGAAACTGACGAAAAACGAGGAGTGGATAATAGCCTACCTCAAAGACAAAGATTATGTGTCTCCGTCGGCAATAGGTTTGGAACACGCTCGAACCTTCGGATATAGAGGAGCGCACCATAGCTGTTGGGCTTCCCCTATCTGCTTGCGACTGGTACGAAAGGGGGTCTTGATACGAAACGACAGGGGGCATTACAAGCTGAAGCCATGACCCACGCATCTCTTTTTTCCGGTGTCGGCGGCTTCGATCTGGCCGCAGAATGGCATAAGAGAAACCGATAAATTTTGTAAAAATGAAAAACTGGAGTATATTTGTAGCGACTTGCATACTTGAAGGCAGAATATTCTGCCTGTTCGCAGCGGGCATTTTTTATGCCCTGTCGCTGCATATACACGGCGCTACCCCCGTGTCGGTGCTTAATGGCCCGACTGCCTTCAAGGTGCAAGTCAACGGGTCAGTGGCGCCGTTTTTTCATGCCACTAAACAAACACTATTATCTGTTATGACTTGCACAGAGAAAAAGCGTTTGAATGGGAAAACTACATCCAGATCAAACCGTCCGGCTCACGAGACGAGCGAATCCATCTATTCTAAATTCCAGATCGAAATGAACCCCAAGAATGAGGCTTATGCGTTCATTCTTTCCTGTGGCCTCCTTTCGGAGTTCATCGAGTTCTCACGCGCCTATTCCGGCGAATGTAAATCCACTGAATCAAGACTTGAAATGGCATTGAAAAACTGTTGAATTATGGGAGCGCATAGAAATTCAATATACGACAAGGCATATGTCGAGATGTACGCAAAAGGGATGTCGTTGGCAGAAACAGCCAAGAGCATAGGCGTTACAAGGCAATGTGTATATAAGGCATTCAAAAAGCGAGGGTTAAAGTTGCGAACTCCTGCACCTTCTGACTACCAAATTTACGATGGCAAAAAATTCACCCTGCGGAATCATGGTTATTATGCTTTAACTACCGATGACAGATGTTTGATGCATCGTTACGTTTGGGAAAAAGAAATATGCGATATACCGGACGGTTGGGATGTCCATCATATCAACGGGGATAAATCCGATAATCGCCGGGATAATTTAGTTTGCTTCCCAAAAGCGGAACACACGCGAAGGCATCAAATTGAACGAAGAAAATGATACACATAGATTTATTTTCGGGAATAGGAGGATTTGCCCTCGCCGCGCATTGGGCGGGATGGAGGACGCTCGTTACTTGTGAAATAGACAATTTTTGTCGGCGGGTACTACAGTATCACTTTCCCGAAGCATACCATCACGATGATATACACACCTTGACTTATGAGACAATTGACGTTGAACTTTCAAAACGATACGGAACCCTCTGGAGGAATGAGGACATTGTCCTTACCGGAGGGTTCCCGTAGCTGTGCCAGCCGTTCAGCGTCGCCGGTAAGAGAAAAGGCACGGGAGATGACCGCTATCTCTGGCCGGAGATGCTTGGAGCTATTCGGGAGATTCGTCCCCGCTGGGTCGTGGGCGAAAACGTTCCCGGAATTATTGATTGGTCGGAGGGACTGGTTTTCGAGCAGGTGTGTTCTGACATGGAAAATGAGGGCTACGAAGTCCAACCGTTCGTACTTCCGGCTTGCGGTGTCGACGCTCCCCATCGCAGGGACAGGGTGTGGTTTGTTGCCCACCGAGCAGACTCAGGGTCTGAAGATATGTGTCAAAGGGAAGACGGTCTTCATGCCGATGCGGCTCCTGCATACGCCGACAGCCAACGACGCGAGGAACGTTTCACTCCCGCCGAGTCAGGCCAAAAGAGATGGCGGAATGGTGAAAACGGCTATGCGGAGCGACGAATACCGGACTGGAGCGGGTTTCCGACTCAATCCCCGGTTCTTAGCAGAGATGATGGGCTTTCCGCCGGATTGGACGGAGTTACCTTTCCTGCATGGTGCAGGGAATCCGTCAAAGCCTACGGCAACGCCATAGTCCCGCAGGTAGCACTGCGGATATTCGAGACGATTAACGATTACGAAAAATTGAGACGATTATGAAAACATTACGTGAAGTAGCCGAGGCACTGTGCCCGATTCGTTTGGGTGAGGATTACGATAAAACCATCTACAACATGATAGATGAAGCTTGCCACAATGAATGGATAGACGGGTTCATTACCGGCGCTCAATGGAGGGAGGATAATCCGGTTGCGGCCGATTCTGCGTCCGATCCCGAGTCCGACTCCATAGAGCTTTGCGGCCTGTTGTGGGATACGGAGAATTTGGCCATCGGTGGTTACGAGAAGAACGGCCGCCATTACTACACATGGGAGGATGCAATGGATGCCGCGAAGTCTGTCGGGAAGCGCTTGCCGACCCGGAAGGAATGGAAGGCATTATGCGATCTCGGCTCGACTTGGGACGATGAGCTTAAGGGCCGTTGGTTCGGAGGTAACCATGATACAGACCACAAGGGCTCGTTGTTTCTGCCTGCTGCGGGCTTCGGCTATTCTAATGACCTCGGCTATTGCGCAAAGTTGGCCGGCACGAGTCTCACCGGCTACTATTGGTCCTCGTCGATGGACGACGAAAGAGGCGACTATGCGGGTAGCCTACATTTAGGCTCGATCGGCGTCAGCCCGTTGGAAATCAACCTTATCACCCTCGGCTTCAGCGTGCGTTGCGTGCGGGATAAATGACAACTTCATCCTCCAGTTGTCAAATAATAATTGACAACTGAACCTTTAAAAAACATTAAACACTTTAAAGAATGAGCTATGAAAATGATCCCTGATGCAGACATAGTTTGGGATAAAAGAGAACAATCCCGCATCGAGGCCCAAATCAAAAAGCAGCAAGAGTTGAAATTGATCGGACGCATGAAGAAGGTACCGGGGCACACTCTGTTCTCTTTCAACTACAAAACAGGCGAGATCAAGCCGGCCGACGTGATTCGGGAGTGTGCGATGGGCTTTGACGGATTGCCGGTCTACAAGGAGAGAATAGTGGTGGAGAAGGATTGCTACTACGAACAGGCGCTGAATATAAGGAATTTTATTAAACGGTTAAAACGTAGGATAAAATGAAAACACCAGAAGAAGCAGCCCGAGAGTATGCCAGCGACAATGGATTTATGCATGATGAATGGCGCGATATATACAACGCTTTCCTTGCCGGCTATACCTCTGCGATAGCCAAAGTGGGCGAAGCCCAAAAATGGATCAGCGTAGAGGAGATAAGACACGAACAGCCGAAAGGCGAAAAACAGTGAGAATCATGCGGAAAATATATGTTTTTGCAGAAGACGAAGACGGTAATGCTTTTTATTCTCAAGTTGATGATAGAGAAGATGTTGCCACGCTTATCGCCACATTGGTGTCTCAGTATAAGCCTTTTGTCCAAATCGAATCTGTCGGGCCTATCAACATTAAATTGAAACGTAACGATCAAAAACAGGGAGAATGAAAGGGAAAATAACTATTTCAGGGAAGGTTTACGAATGCGAGGTTCGCAATGGGGTAAGGTACGTCGATGGAAAGACTGTACCAGAATTTGCGAAGACTTTATCGCCTTCCGAATTAATGGACCTCGCAATCGTCGGAGCAATGGCGGTTGACGCAGAAAAGGAAGGTCGATTTATCCCGGCGCAAGAGATACTCAAGGGGATTCAGAAATCTAAAACCGATAACTAACAAAAATTGTAAATCATGCGAGAGATACTTTTCAGAGGCAAGAGCCTCGACAATGGGAAATGGGAGAGCGGATACCTACTCGAAAATCAAGGTCGGACCTTCATTTACCAAGCAACGAACGATAACGGCCGCATCTCCGTCGCTGCGGTAGAAGTCGATCCGGCCACCGTCGGCCAGTACACGGGTTTGAAAGACAAGAATGGCAAGAGCTTTTGGGAAGGGGATATATTCAAAGAAGATGATAGCGGAATTGTGCGATCCATCTTCCGAGTTCCCGGCGGACTCGCTTTTGAGGATAATCCTGTGGCATTCGGCTATGACCATAGAGCACCAGTATATCCGTATTCCTCTATTGCTGAAATGCAAAACGCATCATGGTTATCGCAATGTTGCGAAATAATCGGCAACATCCACGATAATGCGGGCCTGATAAAAATAGACGAAATATGAAAAAGATGATGTTTAACGATCGGTACGGCCTGACGCAGGCGGTCCGATACCAGAATAATTCCGTATATTTAGCAGTGTGAAAGGACTGTGGCACGCTTTTACAGGGGAAAACGTCATCATTAAAACGCAGAGACATGAAAACGATTCTAATGATTGCATTGATGTGGCTGGCAGCGCCGCCGACCACACAAAAACAGACCATTTATAAGGACGGTAGAAATGTCGGACGAGTGGAAATAGAGCGGGACAATATCCGTGTGTATGATGAGCAGGGACGGCTGAAAATGAGAGGAAAGAAGCAAAAAGGGGTTATCAAGCTATACGATAAGAACGGTAAGTACATAGGTCAGATAAAAGACAGTGACCTGTCATTTTGAGTTGTGATTTGATGTAGAAACGATGAATTCATGGATAACGAGGATAAAATAACAATTCTATGCGAGTTACGGACAGACTTGGTCCCTGACCGGTGTATTCGGGAATTCGCCCGGAGGGATGGAGGAAACGGAATGAGTATCAAATTCTTTCTGACATCCTTGAAGGGAAGGAAAAACGGCAATGATTATGGACTGAAGATACAGACCGAGGATAATCAGACGATTTGGGTGGGAACCGGACGGCTGATTTTTAAGAATGGGAAAAAAATGATTTGATTGAAAATGGAGAAAGAATTAGACACGATACTTGCTACAATGCAGGTAACCAAGTCCAATGTGAAAGGAAGGCATTGGATGGTGACAGGGCACGAATACGAGGCTCTGCACAAAATGTTCGATAAGATATACAAGGTACTCGACGACGGGACGGATAAGGTGGGCGAGATATTCCGCCAGCTCAGAATGATTCCTCCGTTCAGCATGGGGTTGTGTATTTCTGAATCCAAAGTGGAAGACGAGAAATTAATCATGCCGACATGGGACATGGTAGCAAAAACACGCGATGAGATAGACAAAATCATCGCGCTCGTCCATGAAGGATGCTATGCCCAAAAATTCGACCCGACTACCGAGAACGATCTGCTCAATATCACAAGCCAGTTGAGATTTTGGGTGATGCACCTGAATTCGCTGTTGGGTGATATGAAAGGGAGCTCATCTATATAATTGGGTATTCCGATTTGGATAGACTTTTGATGTCGAAATAAACAAATTCCTCTCCCTTTAGTGTTTTGACTTTTTCGACAACGGCCCTGAAAATGTCCTTGTCGTTGAATCCGTACCTTTTCTGCAATATATCCTGAAAGGGCTTGATCGGATTGTCCCAGTCGGCCAAAGAAGTGGATAGCCCGAATACATAGTGTACTTCGTATGGAGGTTCGGGCAGCACTATGTCGGGCAGCTTCAATAGGCACTCCGTCGTATAGGCATCATACATGGAGGTGCGGAATCTCTTACCCTGCCATGCTCGGTTTACGGTCAGCGGTTTAACGAATATTTTCGGCATATCAGAATGTGATAAAAGAGTAACTGATTCCGGCTCCTATATAAGGTTTCACGCCTTGCGGCGTGAGGGCATATCCGGCGCTCACACCGATTCCCCAGCGCTTGGGTTTGCCGGGAACCTCGACCCGCTGGACGACCGTATTCGTCACGGTCTGCGTTTTTCGGAAAATATCGAGCGTATCGAGCGACGCGCGGAAACCGGACACGACGGCGCGGTAATCCTCCCCTTCGTATACTTTCCGGGAAATCGGGACCAGTACCGGGACTTCCACCGTATCGCCCGGGACAGGCAAAAGTACCGTATCGACACGGGTCAGGTAGCGGACTTTGGGAACGAGGACAGTTTCCCGGACCGTGTCGCGCACGACCACCGTGTCCGTCCGGTGGATCTTGACGATCTCCGGCTTCACACTCCGTCGCCCCAGCAGAAATGCGGCTGCAATAAGGGCTAAAGCTATAACAACGTTTTTCATGTTTCAGTAAAATAAAAATGCCCGAACCTATCCGCCCGGGCATAAAAAAGGCGGTAACTCCGAATATTGGAATTACCGCTTTCTACATCAAATCACAACTTGTTTCTTGGGGCTAAATAAAATTGGTCGTTTTCTTTACCCAAAACAATAGCTAACGCCATTCATATGTCGATACAAACATAGGAAATTTTATCTCACGCCCTGTTTTTATATATTTATGGAATCAGGCGGAGTATAACTCAAACTTATAATTTCCAGGCATTTGTTGGTGGAGTACGCAAGCTATTATGAACCGGGGGGCGCAATGATCCCCCCGGTTCTCGGTAATTCCAATATGTCAAAGAACCGCTGCGAATGTCTACATCATGTCGCGCCACGCCTCGGGCTTTCGGTTGTAGAGGTAGTTCAAATCCCGTTCATGGGTTTTGGCCTCTATTTCGAAAGGATTACCCTTGTAGCCGTGGCATATCCATTGCCAGATATATCGGCAGTAATACGGGAAATATCCATGACAGTCTTTGGCTTGGGCCGCATGGATCGATTCGTGATTGACGGTAACGGCGCTCAGGGGCTTGAACTTTTTGCGCGCGAATATGACCCCGAACAGCATCATGGCCTTATATCCGCGAAACGGGATCAGGGAGTTGTAGATGATTTTCATTTCCGAATCGTGATGTAAATATCTTCGCCCCGGGATTCGGCCTCGTCGAGAATGTCGAGCAGGCGGAACAGGGTAGCCCGGGAGTTGATGACCTGTCCTTTTACCTTGTTCTCTCCGACCAAGATACAACCTTCCGTGTCGGCCGGCGTGTTCCCCGAATGGATAAGTATTCCTGAAAAGTGAGGCACATCCGGCAGCAGGGGGACATTTCGTCCGCCGTACCGGGGCGAGAACTTGGGCGACTGGGTCATGGCGATCCGATAGCGACCGTAAGGTATAGCCGTCTTGCCGTATATCTTGACTTCCTGACCGTCGAATACGCCATTGGCGTTGGCATCCCGGTCGGTATCTTCCAGCGTATCGCACTCGAAGGATGCCGACGGGATGCTTAAACGCCCGATGGTATAAGTGGGCGCGAAATAGATTCGCCTCAGAGATAGAAGCATGGCTATTTCAGAATACCGGCGGTTTTCAGAGCGTTTGCCAGCAGGACCAGGTTCGCCTGCACGCCTTCGGCCGTGTCCGATGCACCCCATGTGGGCGTGGTCTGCGGTGTAACCAGTTTGGCGGTAACGTCCGACGCGAGTTTTGCCAGAGTAACTTTTGCGTTCCCGATAGTCGGATTCGGGTAGCTTCCGGTCAAATCGCCACCGGCAGCGCCGCTCGGAGTTGCGCCGCCCCCTTCGATGGACTCGAAGTTTTCGTTGATTTTGTTGGCCATCCTGTCGATGCTCGGGATAGGAGGCAGATCGGATTTGGTGATTTTCTTAACCATAGCAATAAAGTTTAATTAGTGTGAGAGCCAATATATCTGGGCAAAATGTACTGAATGTTTCTTGAGATTACGTGCAATTTGCTTCTGAGAAAAGATTCTGAGATGCTGGAGTCTTTTCTCAGTTCGCAGACGATGGACCCGACCCAGTCGTGCTGGTTGTCGCTCATACGGTATATCCCTAATATGGAGCTGCCGTGAGAGGAAAAGAGCGAACGGGCATACATATCGTCCATTTGCGTCTCGATGTCGGATATGTGGATGTACGGATTACGGTTCAGGTCCGCACAGAATTTAGGCATGTCCGACATGCTTATGTCATGGATATACTGCTTCATCCCGTCGATGCCCTTGCGCTTCACCTCGAAATAGATCGAAACGTAAGCCTCGTTACCCAGCGGGTGAGGCTGGATAATATATACCCTGTCGGCATCCAGCGTGTACAGTATGTCCCACAGTTCGCCGAACACGATTGCCGAATTGTCTACCCGACGCAGGGAAGTTTCCGACATATCCTGCTTTATTTGGGATATTTTCAGGTCGGTCATCTTGTCCCGTCGGTACTGGTTGTATTTGAACCATGCGGTTATGATGGTGCCGATGGCCGCTATGATCGCTGCGATGTATTCCATTGTGCTGATTGTTATACCACTTTGCCGTAGGTTATTTCTACCCAGTAATCCACTTGTTCCCGAACAGTTGCCAAACCGCCTGTGAAATTGGCCATAACTTGGTATATCGATGACGGATTGACATAGGTAAAAAATGTATAGTTATTATTACTTTGGCTGTTAACGGGTACGATAGCCAAAGTCGCTTTGGTGGAATAGTTCGTGAACTTAGCGTACCCGCGAAAAGCGATAGGCGCATATTGGGAGTACGTTCCCGGGAATTGAGTCGAGGCATAGTTATCCAGTGCAACAGTTGCAGGCCCGTATTTATTGGTATACGATCCTTTGACGAGCTTCTTGACAACGGGTGCGTCGTTGAAATGCGTCGCGTCTAATTGTTGTTCAAAATAGACGTTCTGTCCGAAATCGCTGTTTTCCGCAAAGCAACTCCACGGGGAGAATGTGGATGCTGAAGCCGTATTGGAAGTACGATAGAAAGAAGGGCCGGCATATGATGTCGAGTAGAAAATGGTAACGAACTGTATGATTTTATCGGTAAGTACTATTTGAAGTCCTCCGCCTCCTTGAGGCATAGGAGCGTTCGTCGTCGATGCGGCAAATTGGAAAAAGCACGTACCCTTTGAAATAAGCGTATTCAGATTAGTGGTATTAACTTTCTTCATACTTCCATTCTCCACAGCCGAATCGACATACCCTTTTGTAGCCGGGTTGTATTCTCCGGTCGGCACGTAGACCGTTGTATTCTCTTTCGACAAATAATCGGCTGGATTGAAGTTACCCGAGTCCCAAACCCTCAGCCATGTTTTTGTGTTGCTTCCACGATACATCAAGGATTGCTCGTTGGCATAGTCCCGCAACTTGAGTTGCAGAATCGTACCTATAAAATCCTTCCCCTGCCAGATGCTTGAATATTCTCTCTCCGGAAAACGCGCCTGTATATTCCCAGTAAAATCTGAATCCGTAATGTTGTCTATTCCGCCGCTGGGAAAGATCTCCTTTTTGGTTTGAGCAAAAGACGACGGGGTGAGGCTTCCCGAATCCCAAATCTGGCTCCAACTGGACCACGTTGTACCGTTTCGACCTCTTGTCCACCACTTGTCGCCTGCATAGCAGAACTGTTTGCGGAAATCGGGGTTATTGCCATAAGCGATAGTAAATCCATTGCACCAACTATCTGCAACCGGAGCGTTCGCCGCGTTGTGTGCGCCGACAAAGAAGGCATTGTTCGGGGCATTGTTCAAATCCGAGAGCTGAGCGGCGCTGAACCCGAATTTGTCGTCCGGATTGAAATCATTGGATTTCCATACTTTAACCCAGTCGCTCCAAGATTCCAGACTTTGCCGGAAACGGACAAAAACGGACGGATTGACATTGCCCGCAGAATATCCTAAGGCCAACTGTATCCAATTTCCTGATCTCCCGGTTCCTTCGACGACAATGACGCTGCCGTAAGAAGTAGGCGTGTTCTGCGTAGTTGCATCGTAGGTATAGAATCCGTAAGTCGTGGCGTTATTCAAGTTAGCAATAGCACCCCGGTTCACAATATACTGTTCAGCCAGTTTTGCGGCTGTCACGGCACCGTCGGCGATCTTTGCGGTTGTCACTTTCCCGGTGCCGATAGTCGGGTTAGGATAGGTCCCGGTCAAATCGCCACCGGCAGCGCCGGACGGAGGCAGGGAGCTCGGAACATCAGGAATAACCCCGTCTGCGATCTTTGCGGCTGTCACGGCTCCGTCGGCGATCTTTGCGGTTGTCACTTTCCCGGTGCCGATAGTCGGGTTAGGATAGGTCCCGGTCAAATCGCCACCGGCAGCGCCGGACGGAGGCAGGGAGCTCGGAACATCAGGAATAACCCCGTCTGCGATCTTTGCGGCTGTCACGGCTCCGTCGGCGATCATATCGGTAGTTATGGGCGGAATACCTTGCGCGGCATTCTTGAGCTCGGCGACATAATCGTCGGTCAGTGGCTCCGAGGTAATCAGGTCGTCGCCCGTGGATGTGCTGTTGGCGATAAACGTATATTCGACATACGCATTGAATGTGGAGCCGTTCTCCAATATGCGCGGCGTGGTCTGCTGAACGACCGAGTGCAGATAGGTATTGGCCGGAATGACATCCCCCGCAGCATAGGAATATAGCTGCTTGTTATGGAGTACGATGCCGGGAGTATATCCGCCTTCCGTTTTGTCGAAGCCGTAGATAATGGCCGTAGTCTTTCCGAACATATTGATCGCGGCTTTGAGCTCGACTATGTTCTGAGACAGAACGGCCAGATCGGTAATGAACACGGGGTTGCCGATATTTTCGGCGTATTGCATTTCGCGTATGGGTTTCAGAGCCATGATGGGTAGGTTTATATGTAGTCGAACTTCATTACGATATGGTATGTGAACGTGGTCTGCCGGCCTGAAGAGGTGGTTATGTTCATGTATAGCTTGTCGTTCTTCTCATACGTGTAGGCCGTAATCTCCATATTGGTCTCGCCCACATACTTGGACATTCCGCCGGTGAGTGGGATTTCCATGCCGATAATAGTGCCGGTTCCCGACGCGTTATCCTCATATTGGCCGGTCAAATATCCTTCTATGCCGATCAGATGCTTCCCGGTCATGTCGTCCACGAGTTCGACGGTACCCAAAGTAGTTACGTTGAAAGCCGCGGCCGACTTATACTGGTAAAAGACAGGTCTGCCGTTGAATTTTCGGGTAAGAGACTGGGCGGGAGAAGCGAAATTGTTCGGGAAAAATTCTGCGACGCATTGCCATGTACTCCAGCCGCCCGAGGGATAGCCGCGCATATTTCTGATAAACAAAGGCGGGGTGGTGGTAGCCCACGAGGCTCCGGCGGGCCAACTTACCGGCATGGCGATTTGGGTAACACCCGAAGGGGTTACGTCGAAACTGTTTGAAAAGGTAATCCCGACAAAGTCACAGGTGGCCAACGGAGGCTTATTCTCCGAGCCGGAAGGAGCATAGAATAAGCGGTTATGTAGAGCGCTGTTGCAGTCGCTCACTTTGGTAATCATCCCGTTCAGAATATCTCCCGGCACATCGGGGTCCAATTTCTCCGAGGTCACGGCCTCGTCGGCAATCTTGTCGGTTGTCACTTTCCCGGTGCCGATAGTCGGGTTGGGATAAGTCCCGGTCAGATCGCCGCCGGCAGGACCGGTTGGCGGGGTAGCTCCCGGGATAACGCCGTCGGCTAATTTGGCCGATGTAACCGATTTGTCCTTGAGCATGTCGGTTGCGATCATCTGAGGGCCGATAGGAGCGCTTTTGAGCTTCATCACATAGTCGTCGGTCAGTGGCTCCGAGGTAATCAGATCGTCGCCCGTGTCCACATCGTTGGCGACAAATTCGTAGCGTTTGAAGGCGTTGTATATTACGCCGTTTTCAGCCACTCGTTCTCCGTACAGTATTTCCCGGCTGTGCAGGTACGATCCGGCGGGGATGCTCTCACCGGGGTAGGAGTACATGACACCTTTATATAATATGATACCGGGAGTATACGAGCCGTCCTCGTTCTTGTCGAAGCCGTGCAGTATGGCGATATTCTGGCCGAACAGATTGATCGCGGCTTTCAGGTAGTTTATCTGACGCGGCAGATTGGACAGGTCCGTGATGAACACGGGATTGCCCGTGCCGTCCTGAAATAGCATATCGTAGATGGGGTCGAGTGCCATGTCAATATGTTTTAATGGTGTATTTGATTCCGTATATTATGAGCGAGTTAAGCGTTGCGAGGAAGTCCCACCACACATCGGACATGGGCGCGTCGTTCGTTTGGATGGTCCCGTCCGACAGATTCTGGAAGTACATCTGGCCGTTGCCGACGAGTCCGAATCCCTGCGTCGTGCCGTATATGGTATGGTAGGAGCCTTTCTCTATTCCCTCTATTCCCTCTATTTCCTGCATGCTCCACGTGTTTCCGTTGTCTTTGCTGACGAACATAGAGCGGTAGAAGGGAAATGTGCGGAACGACCCGTCCTGCGGAACGTAGGCAACGGACTTGCATACGTATTCCGGCAGAATGGGAGAGGACGAGGCGACAGGCTCGTAGTCAGGGGATGCCGCATAGGCCGATCCCTTGCCGACGAATACGAGACGAGTCCCCGTAGAATCGGCTGCGCAATCGTAGTACAGTCCGTAGGGGAGCGATTTGACGGACGAGTTGACGATTTGGCAGTTATTGTCAAGCTCGACGAGCTCCATTTGGGAATCGTTCATAAAAACGAATCCGTCTTTGTACGGGCACAGCGATGTATAGGATGAGCCGATTCCTTCGAGCGGTTTCCAAGTTTGAGTCCCGTTCAGAAGGTCCAGATACATCGCCATCGGTTGCAGCCCGTCCCCAATGGCAATGGCGTAGTGGTTGTCTATCGACACATTCGACAGGTAGCTGCCGACGACTTTCGTGTAGTCCCCTTCCGGAAAATCGACCGCCTTCCATGTCTCGCCCATATCGAAGGACATAGCCGATATGCCGTCCCCGATAGCGATGATAGGCCGGGTCTGGTCCGATCCTTTGATTGAATAGGTAATACTCTTGTAGAGCGCCGTATCGCTCGCGTTGTTGGGCAGAACGACCGTTTTATAGGATAGCCAGTTGTTATTGGTTATGTAGGCGGTCTTGTCGCTTATGGCGATAGTAGGTCCTCCCGGGACGGATACGGCGTTATAGATGACAGCTCCGCTGTACTGAAGCTCGACGGGAACGCTGACGATAGTCTCGTTGGACGTAGCGCCCTGAAATCCCCAGTAGACCGGGGCGTTTTCGCTTCCCTCGGTATACAGGTACACTTGTTTCGACTCGTCGTCGGGGTACGAATCGTACAGGTACATCTGGTTCAGGCTCGAATTGGAGATGATGATCTCTCCGTATTGCCCGAAAAGATGATTGAGGACATTGGAAACATTGCTGATGTTCGGCTCGCACGATGCGATCATGTAATACTTCCGCCTCAGCGCGTCGTATTCGTTCCATTTGGGTTGCAGCGGATAAAGGCATGCCAGCAGGAACTTGTACGTCTGATTGAGGGCCGGCAGCGTCTTTTCGTCCCCGTATGTGACGGCATAATTGGGCCGGAGTATCTGATAAATCAGATTGGGTATGTCGACAGCTCTGAATTTCATACTACACCGATTCGAAGATGGTTATGGGACTATCCGCCGTAAAGTCGGAAATATTGTCGTTGAAATTGAAATATCCGGCGTACAGGTAGATGATTCCCTGATAGGGGTTGGATGCCACGTCGTCCGGAACATACGGGACGTACTTGCCCTCGCCTTCGGATGTGTCCCACCGGTTGATGGTAACGCCGTCGAAAAAGGCGTCCCTTACGCCCGTAATATCCTTGATGGCCGACTCGATGTCATTGATATAAAGAGCCGAGCGATTGAGGCGCTGCATCTGGAACTGGTCGAGCAGCGCTTTGATGTTATCCTGAATGGCTATCAGGTTGTAGTCGCGCGAGTATCTGACGTACAGGTGAGCGCAGTCGAACCGGTCAGGGACCTGACTGAATACCGTCACGGCGATACCCACCGGCTCCCAATTTTTCATGTAGCCCTTGAATGCGTCGAGTTGCTGCGTCGTGAGCGGAATCAGGTTGTTGTCCGAGTCTGTTGTAGCCACTTTCAGATATATTTCCCCGTTATCCGGAACAGAGGTATACACCTGCTTGATAATCTGCTTGCTGGTGTCTGTTTCGGCATAACCCATCGCTAAGGTATCGTCATTCACTACGACCAAATCGTCGCCTTCCTGATAGGCAAGCGCCTTATCAATGTAGTATTGCTGGCCCATGACGCGCAGCGAGCGGGCGGCCGTCTCTATGATGGTATTCGAGCGGCCGATTTCTCCGGTCAGGATGTCGATGATCGTGGAGAATACGTCTACGAACCGGGTCCAGATTGCCGAGGCGCTGGAGTTGAGATTCGGCAGGATATTGGCCAGATAGGCTTTTATCTGATTAGCTGTTTGACTTGCCATTTTGGGTCATTGTATTTACGAGGTTATTGATCTGATTTTGCAAATCTTCTTCCGACAGGCGGGTGGAATAGAACGGATATTGACCGGCCCACAATACGCAGGCATTGTTGACGATAGGTATGCCCGTTATGTCGAGCTGAGTCCCGAAAGGTATCTCGGCGGTATAGCTTTCTATGCCGTTTAGCTCCATAAGTTTGTCGAGCACGACGATAGACCCCGATACGTTGTAGCATATATCGTAGATAGTCTGGAATGCCTGAACCTGATAGGATGCCATAGCTTGTTATTCGTTATAGATGACCGATCCGTCCGTGGAGAATATGTTTTGCCAGCCCGAGCGGATCGTTTTCTCGTCTACGTATTTGGCCCCGTCTTCATATATCTGCCCAATCCCTTCGGTAAGGAGCAGATCGAAGTCCCCCGGTGCCAGATTGGGATATAGCTCGTCGAGGGCCACCCCGATGTGCGCCTTCGTGATGTTCACGGCACGCTTGATAAGGATCAGAGCGCCGTTTTGGTTCGAGCACCGATCCGTCATGGCGAAATCGCCGTCGGCGATGACAATGTCGTTTACCTTAGTGTCCCATCGTATGTCTTTCATTGTACTATGTCTTCGTTTTGGTATTCATCGTCGGAGAATTGAGAGAAGGAGCCCGTGAATCCGGGAGTAGGGAAGCTTGTCGGTCCGCCTCCGGATGGGGCTGTATGCGTGTGGGAGTTGACGAACTCTTTCAGGCTGTCTATTTCACCCACCAGTTTGTTCAGCCGGGCAGTCAGTTCTCCGATGACCACCGTAGGGCCTTTCCCTCCGCCGTTCAGGGTGACGAGTGGATTTTCTCCCGAGGAATCCAGCGCGACGGAAGCCGATCCGACGGTCAGGGACAATAGCCCGTTCTGCATTTCCATACCGGCATCCCCTCTTTGGGCCGATATGCTGGATGCGTCGATCGTGATGACATCCGTCGCTCCTTCGTTCCCGAAATCGTATTTGACGACAATCTTGTCGAGATGGGTAAAGGAAACGACGAACGGGAGCTCCGGCCGGTTCTCCACGAATCCGAGCACCACCGTAGAGCCGACGGTGGGGATAAAAAGAATGCCATTGTCCCCATTCACGACAATGTCAAGACTTATGTCGCTGATCGTCTTGTCATTGTCTACAATGGCATTCAGGGTTCTGTTATCCTCGTCTACGCTGTCGACGGTAGCATACACGAGGGATACCGATTCGGCCATCGTGAATCGACGGTCGAGCAGTCGCCCTATTTCTGCGACGCGGGCTGAAAAGGTCTCGTTACGCTTTCTCATAGTAGAACATTTCGTCGGTAACGCTCAGGATATTATGGTAGCCTGAGTCGTCGCAGTTCAGTTCCGTCCCGATCACATAGTAGTTGCTGCTCAGTTCGGGAAACAAGGTGTCTTCATATTCGATGAAATCCCACAGCGAGACGAACGGATATAGCAGCGTGGTGATAGAGCCTTTGTTTCGGTTTCCCTTGAGCCGAGCCAGCGCCGCGTCGGCTATCGTTTCCAGTTGCTCCTGTTTCCGGGCCGGAGAGAAGGGAAGGCGGACCGGCTCTCCTTTGGTTTCATCTCCGCGGGTAACCTGTATCTTGTTGCCTTTTTCGTCATATCCGTTGATCTCGACGTAGTAATCGGTAAAGAGGCCGTCTTCGGGCGTAATGTCCCTGTTGATGACGTTCAGCCGGGTGCTCAGCTTGATTGTCGGTCGGCCCGTATTGGTCGCTCCTGTCCCTACATAGACTTTCCCCGTATTGCTGACTTGGCCGTACAGCACATATTCCTCTGCGAAACGGGAGATAGCCTCATAGGGCGCTATGGCCTTCCAGACGTTCAGCGTGAATTCCACGTCGGCGCTTTCCGATTCGGCTACGGACAGGGACGGAAACTCTCCGGTCAGCCCGGCTTCTTTGCGGAATTTGGCGAAAGCGTCGTTGGCAATCGGGACGACTTCGTTCATAACCTCCTTTAAAGGAGTCATTTTCGACCAGCTTTTATTGACTTGCCCAAACTTGAGAATAAACGAATTGTCCTCGCATTTGATCGTGGTGGGGAAACCGCTCACCACTTTTCTGATAAACCCGGAGAACGCGAGAATCTTGGGGAACGTATGCTGCAAGGTCGTATTGTCCTTATACCACACGTAGACCTCGATACGGGCTCCCGTCGCAAGCTGGGCTCCGTCTACGCCGATTCGCAGGCTGTCTGCCACGGGGCGCTGCTTGTCGGTGACGGAAATGGTGTAGAGCGGTATTTTGATCTCTGCCGTAGCTCCTATGACATCCCTGCTGTTGCTTACGTTGAATGACGAGAAATGGCCGAGAGAGAATCCCTCGACGATCACTTCGTTGCCGCATTCAAAGTAGTTTCCGGTCATGGCAGTAATGGTTATCCGTTCACGGCAAAGCCGGTATCGGTCGTTACGACATTGGCCGCATCTTCCGATATGACATTCGAGGTAACGTCCACTTCGATCAACTGCATGCGTATCTCGGTAAGCAGCGACCCGGCTTGTGGCGACACGTCGTATTCGGACATATACACGTAGTTGACATGCAGGTTTTGGTTGATGAACGTATTGACGATCCGGAACACGTCCTGATTCTCGAAAAGATCGTTGAACATGCTCGAAAGGTTCTCCAATTCCAGCTTGTATGGGTCGCCTTCGGTATCGTTGACCGTACTTTCGTAGGCCGCGAACAGGTTGGACGTAGCCGGGGACAGCTGCTTGGTCTGCACCTGAATATTCACCGATATGATCTTCGGCTCTTTGTATACCCGCTCGAATATGACGGGTCCGTCCACCAACTGGGACGATGCCGTGTGTTTCTTGGCATTGACCGAATAGGTGAAAGAGAGGGGCAGAAAGTAGTCGCCGCACTTGAAATAGTAGTCCTGATTCGGGTCGTACCGGCCCAGAGAGACTCCGCCGGCGGAATACCGGTCGTTCCGTGACACGAAGGGCGAGTTTACCGTGACGGCCACATTGCCCATTTCGTCGTAAGAGTAGGCAGCGCCGCCGCGCAGTAGCTGTTTGGCAATCCCCGCTTCGGCCATGACGATCTTATAGCCCCGCTGGGCCGCGTTGTACGCATCCTCGACATAGTTGCCCACGGTCTGATAGCCTCTGCCGATCAGGCCGTTGTCTATGCGGCTGATAACCGAATCGACCCCCGAGCTGAGCAGGCCGCCTCCCGATATGGATGTATATTTGTTTCTGCTCATATCATGCGGGTTGAATTGTTTAGCGCAATGGTAAGGCCGCGCACGATCATGTCCTCTATGGCGGGCTCCAACTGTTGCTTTATGTCCTCCACGTCGTTTGCGTTGATCGTCGTGGGCATGCTGACTATCTCGCGGTTAAAGTTGATGACGAGCGCCCGGGTAGTGCCGGACATGCCCCGAATGGTTTGGGCATCGGACGCTCCGACCGACTGGGTGTCGAAAGAATCGGTTATAGGTTTGATATAATCATCAGGATGTTTGTTTGGAATTTCCCATCCTTTAATTGCATTGTTAAAATCTTCTTGTGCTTTTTCTTGGTCTTTGGTTTTTGAAGGAGGAATTTTATAGGGAACTCCATTAAAGCCGACATTTGGTCTTTCAAAAAAACCAATTTTAGCCATGTTCCATGCGTCGGGTAATGCGTTTTGGATCATTTCCCACGACCACGGTCCATATTCTTGCTCGATTGCTCTAAAGCCCTTGTCCCTAAATGTTAACCTATCGAGATAAGAACTCCCGTGTATATACCTTGCGGTCGCTCCCAATAGTTGTTTGCTTATTTCGTCGTTCGGATGTGAAAAAACATAATCAGCCGTTTCTTTATACTTCGATGCAGGAATGCCGCTTGCTGCAAGCATTTCATTGAAAGCTATGTATCTTTCAGGTCGAGATAAAAGCTCTTTACCTGCAACTTCTTTTGCTTTATTGTCCGCCTTTTTGTTGCCATCTATAATACTACCGGCAATAATGGTAGCCACTTTCATCTGCAACGACCCTTTGCCGAAAAGCGCGTATAGCCCGGCAGTAGTGGTCCACGGATTTTCCACCGTCCATGAGCCCACGTTGATTGCCGCATTACCGAATTTGGCAGCGGCTCCCAGTAATGTTTTCGAGGCTTCCAGAAAGTTATTGATAATTGAATCGACATTGTTTAAGTTCTGCTCCGAGAAAAATTCCTCGGCCGCCTCTCCTAATATATCGTAGAGTTTTGTGTTTGCGTCGGCCATTCTTTCTGCGACCGGCTCGAAAAGTTTCTCTAACTTCAGGAAGAAATTCTCCCGATTGAGGGCTATTTGCCCCCGGGCCATAGCCACCGGGGAAATCTTGACCGTTTTGTTGAATTCCTCCAGCGCACGGAAGAACGCTTGGGGATTCGACCGGACGAAGGCGTATATATCCTCGTTGCTGCCCGCCTTTCTCCGCTCGTCTTGGAGAAATTTCCCGATAAGCGGTACGCTCTTGATGAGCTCCTTGATGTCGATCCCCTGCCATGAAGTGAGTATCTGCTGCATGTTCAGGCCGACGACGCCCATATCTCTATTACTGGCATGTGCTAACTTGGCTGTGATATTGGCCAAATAGGATGCTTGCTCCTGCGACAATAATGTGCCTCCTACGTTCAGGCCGGTCAGGGTCGATATAAGGTCCAGCGTTCCCACGCGGGAGGAACCGGTCGATACGGCGATGTCGCTGGCCGCCCGGAAGGCGTCGTCGTAGCCTTCCCCGAGCGAGTGCCGGGCCATGTTGTACCGCATGTTGTTCGCGGCAGCCTCCTGCATGCTTTGGCTTTTCAGTGTGCGCATGCCGGCCCAGTAGCCGAGACCGCCGGCCAAAGCGGGAGCACCGTATCCTATGGCGGCAGCCCCTCCTATACGTCCTGCCGCACCTAAAGCAGGGAAAGCCGTTCCGGCCGTATGAGCGAACTGTGATATGATATTGACCGCGTTCCCGAAGTTCTTGCGCACGCCGTACAGCGTAAAGCTGTTGCGCAGGAAATCATTGGAAAACTGTTGCAGATTCTTGAAGGTACGATCTACGTTACGCAGGAAGCCATTATGCGATAATAAAGGAGATCGTTCCAACTTGGAATTAAACCGGAAGACTCTATTTTGCCAACCGGACGGAATATGGGGATACCGCTTGAATAAATCTTCTTCAGATATCTCGCCGGTCTTTTTTCGCCTCCGCGTTCTCGATCCGGCAGAAGCGTTTCGGGACACTTTGCCGAGCTCGCTGTTCAGGATACGGCTCTTGGCGATAGCCGAATCGAGAACGCTATTCATATTGCCCTCTAAATTGAGGACCACAGAATATACGGGAGACGCCATAGTTACTTTTTCTGGTTAAAAGGAGCCCAATCGAAATGATATATCATGTACAGAGCGGCATAGAACATGCTATCGATCTGATCGGCGGAAAACTTGCCGACTATCTCCGAAAAGGGCTCGTGGAAATACCGGGAAATAACCGCTTTCTTTATCAGATACGGGTCTTTTTTGGTAAACTCCGAGATTATTTCGTCGATTTTTCTTTCCGGCTCAGGTTTTCGGCTTTTCTTATCATTTTTTGGACGAAACCCAAGCCCGATAGAAAATTTTCTATATCCTCCGCTACGGCTTCGGATTGGAATATGTCCAAGCAGCAGCCCATATCTTTGACGATGGACTCCCGCAGCTTGTCGTCCTTGATGACGCACTTGCAGAACTCGACGGACAGAGTCCCGAGCTGGTCCAGATGCTCGTATCCTTCGAGGATTTTCAGCGCGACGGCCATATGGGCCGGATTGGTGCGTTGCAGGTGCAGGATTTCGACGTCCGCCTCGGTGGGCTTTTCGGTCATGTTCCCCTCTACGTCGGGGACCCAGCTAAAGTAGCTTGTTTTTACGGTGTAAGTTAGCGACATAGTTTTAAAAATTTGGGGACCCCGAGGGGTCCCCGGTTGAGACATGAAGCGAAAAACGGATGTTAAACCGTAATGGGAGATACGTCTCGTTTAATACCCGTTCCTCGGAGAGAGATAGTGACGAGAGTCTGCGGATCGTTGGCGTCCACGTCGCCGCTGACGTCCGATACCCGGCAGTTCAGGAAGTTGACGATAGCCGACTTGGGCGTTCCTGCGTTTTTGAGCGCGTAGGCGCACGTCAGGGTAAATCCGGCGACTTCCAGCATGGAGGCGTACAGTTGGCCCGCCGGTGCGGCAGCGTTGATCGCGTCCATCAGCGCGTTATACTCTCCGCTCTGCATCGTGACCGAGGCGGTGTACGTGGCATTGAGCGCGACGATTCCGATGGGGTCTACGTGACTGATAGCGAATATGTCCTGCACGCTCTGGGAGTTGGCCCAGTTGAGCCGCGACCCCGTGTCGAGTTTCATGCTCGGAATGCCGCTGAAAGTCATGTTTATCTGTACGTCGCTGCTCGGAACGATATACTCACTTAAATTAGGCATAGTCTTTAGATTAGAGAGATGAAACGAACATGACGGTAATAAACGCTTCCCTCATAGGAGCGTTCGGGAGAATCTCGACGGTTACTTCGAGGGCCCGCGACTGTACGAAATTGCCGTCTTTGGCCTCGAAATCCACGTTGATCTGCGATGCGTCGCCCCGGTTGATATACGGGTCGATATACAGGCTTCTCAGATTGGCCAGCGTGCCGGATTTGAACGCCGCGTTGATCGTACCGTTGCTCTGTACGGGGATATTGACGTTCAGCAGCTTCGTAAAGAAGGTGTCGCAGTCGTCGCACACGGCGTTCGCTACGCGGACGAAATCGATGCTTGAGAGGGCATTGGCGGCCGAGTTCATCGTCGCGCCGTCGTTGTAGCAGATACCTACGTCATTGCGCCGGAGCGTGAACAGGTATTGTTTCGCGCCCAGATCGTTCGTCTGCGTGCGCGTAAGGAGCGTAACAGGCGTATTGACAGGCGCGTTGGACGCGGAATCTACGAGATAGTCGGCGGTCGTTACGCTGCCCATCGATACGTTCCCGATGGACGTGGCCAGATTGCGGGCCGATACGATACCGCCGGAGCGTCCGACAGAGGCGTTCCGCGTCTTGGTCGAGGTAACGATCTGCAACGCGACGCGAGGGGCGTTGTATTCCGATACGTCGGGAAGATCGGAGATGCCCGATACTACGGCGGCATCGAGAATGCCGACCGCGCGGATGCCTTCGCCGAACAGAGTTTCGAGAGCCGACTCGAAATTCGTGCAGCAGGTGATAGTGTCTTCCGACAATCCGCCTTCGGTCGGCGTGTCCTGACCTTCTGCCTGAGCGACCATGATGATGCGCGGGCGGTTGTTCTCCAGCGTTTCCATAGTCGAGCGGACGGCCGTCAGGAAGTCGGGGGCTTGCAGAAAATTCGACGTCTGCGCGTAGGTCGTCTTGTCGTAGACGTAAATCCACAGTTTCGTTCCGGAGTCGGCCTTGTCGTAGAACTCCTTGATATTGAAGTACAGGGGCGTTTTGTTCGTCGTGTCGTACTCTTCGTTGATCCCGAGGTTGACGGCATCCTCTAAGCCGGTGAGCATATAGGAGGTACCCACTTCGAGAGTAACGCCGCCGGGTCCGGGGGCTGTGCCTTTAGCGCCCGGCGCGAAAAGCATCGACACGCTGTTATCCTGAGCCGTACCGCCGAGGGCGGTATCGAGGAGCTCGGTATATATGCCAGTTTGTGCCATTTTCGGTTGTGTGAAATGATCTAATCTTCTTTCTTTTGAGCATTCGCGCCCGCCTTCTTCTTACGGCGTGATTCGAGTATCTCGGCTGCGCTTTCCAGACTCATATCCGGCTTTTCGGCCTTCTTGGGCGGCAGCGCCTGCTTGTCCTCGTAGGCGCGGAGCATGTTTTCGAATTCCTCGTTGGAAACGGGCTCCTTGCCTTTCTCTACCTTGCAATAGCGGCAGCGGCCTCTAAGGGCCAATGCGGTTTTGTACCGGTCTTTGGCCGATGCCTCGTTCCGATACACGTTGCCGTCTTCGCAGCAGTAGAGCGTGCCGTATTTGGCGGTTGCGATAATGAGGTTCTGATAATATCTGTCGGAAAAGTTTACCATAGCTGTAACGTATTTACGAATGGGTGTAAAAGAAGGGGCGGCCGTGCGGAGGGTCGTGTATGACATGTGACCCGGACATGATGTTTTTAAGGGAACAGTCCGCGTCAGCCGCCCCTGTTGATTACGCGCTTACGGCAGGAATGATGATGCCGATACCGAGCCCGTCTTTACGAGCGGCTCCGGCTCCCGAACGAATATCCATAGACATAACCCAAGAATAGTCGTTGGGATTCTGTACCATGTGTACGTTCGTGTTGCCCTGCGCGATGATGGCCTCGCCGGGGATGAAGCCCAGAGCGATGTCGTAGGCCGTAGCGGCCAGCACGGGCGCCGTGTAGGACGGAATCGTGCCGTCTGCGTTCACCTTGCCGTCGCAATAGAGCTCTGCATCCACCACCTTGCTCGATGCGGTGTCGTATGCGGCGACAGTGGAGCGCGGCATAGCCTCGAAGCCGCTGTACTGAACGGTCATAGGACCTACGCGGCCCGTCTGCTTCGACAGGATCGAGGTGATGAGCGGGTCGTTCTGAAGCTGCTCGAAGTACGCGGCGGCCATCACCATGACGGCCTCGTTGTAGTCCATCGTGTAGTTCTGGTTGATGAATCCCTTTTGCATCTGGGTGATGTTCTTGAGGGCGAACTCCAGAAGCGTACCGGTCGCGGCGTCGTTGATGGGGAACGTCGAGGCATCGACGGCGAAGGTATCGGGACCCGACATGGGAACCTTTACCGATGCGGCCTCGGCGAACATCTGCAACCAATAGTTGTGGATTTTGTTCACCACGACGCGCATAGCCTCGCTCTGTCCGGTCGCGCGGTTGTTGTATGCCAGTACGTCCGTCGTTGCGGGCTGCCATCCGATGGGTTCCATCGAGAATACCTTCTCGGCCAAAGCGACCGGGATGTCCTCGTAGTACGAGGTTTTCGCGTTCAGCGGAGCGCGGCTTCCCACGTACACTTTCGGATTCATCGCCGAGTTGATCCAGATGACGCCGGCATGGCTGTCGCCCGATACGCGCATACATCTGTCGGCCCAACTGTTTTCGGGCAACAGAACGCGGTAGAACAGCGAGAGCCACGTAATCTTCGCCAGATCGGGCGACGTTTCGAGGAAGTCGATGGAATTCTCGCCGATATTGAGCTTATCCAGCGTCTTGCTGAAAACTTCCTTCGGGCCGTCGGCGTTCTGGAAAGTTACATTGCCCATAAAGGACATGAATCCGGGGTCGTTAGCCATCAGGGCCGAATACTCCCGGACGAACTCGACCGGCGTAGCGTTTTCCGGACGGCGCAGCTCCTTCGACGGAACGGCGGACAGCTTCTGAATCTGGCGGAACTTGTACTGACCTTCGTCGCTCCGCAGATAGTCGTTGACAGATTTGAATGCGGTCATCTTGATTTTCGGTGTTTTTTCGTGAATGTTGAAGATTCTGGGCTCGGGCTGTGCCGAAAGTTCTTCCTTTCCTTCGGGTGCCTTTTGCGCCTCCTGCTCGGTTTCCGTCTTCTCCGTCTCGGGAGCTTCCGCAGCCTCCGGGGCTTTCAAAGACTCGGCCTCGGGCTGTGCCTGCGCTTCTTCCTTGCGATCGTTGAGCATTGACGTAATGGCCGAAAGGGACGAGAGGACGCGGGACATAAAGCCCTTATGCTCCGCACTCGGTTCCTCCGGGGCGGCCTCTGCGGATTCGGGAGCCTTCAGGGCTTCCTCCTTGACTTCCGTTTCGGGTTTGTTGTTTGCTTCCATGTTTTCTTTGAATTTGTTAATGGTAGAGATTTGATAGGCCGACAAAGAATCGGGCTCGATCAGTTTGTCGTCCACATCGTTGAACGATACGGAGAGCGTCGATTTGTCGGACGTCCTCTGTGCGATAGCGTTCGGATTGGCCGGGACAGCTACCAGAGACACTTCCCACACGTCGAACTGCACGGCGTACACTACGCCCTCGCGCTTGACTTTGGTGGCCAGACCGCTGATGGATACGGCATTGTAGAATCCCTCGTTGTAGAGTTTTTCCTTCTCCCGGCCTTCTTCCGTGTCGGCGAATACGAGGTCTCCGTACCAAGCATTATCCTCGAACCGGATATTGTCTATGCGGCCGATGGGCTGCTTGTCGTCCTCGTGCTCCAGCATCAGGACGGGATTCTTGCGATACTCGTCCCAATTCACGCCGTCGTTCAGGGTAATATACCCTTTTCGGTTCATCGTCTCGTCGGACAGGATTTGCCTAATCATGTTCGAACCAAATTTATCTGCTTGGAATCGAACATCACGTATTCGTCCTCCAAGCTCTGTTTGTCGAGCGCCGTGCATTGGTACAGAATGCGAAACACATCGATGTCCTTTCCGACAGTACCTACGAAAGCGGCCGTTTGATAGGTTTCGATTCCCCGATAGAGGGGGAAAAAGTCGTATTCGTCAATCAGCGTACTGAATAGGGGGCCTCTTTTCACCTTTTCGATGTATCGGCGGATCTCGTAGGCCATGTTACGCATTTTGGTCTGGATTCCGCCGTCCGGCGTCACGGAGTAGTTATCGAAATCGACAAGTACGTTCAGCGAGACGTCGAACCAATCGCAAATGCCCCCACGAATAAATACCGTAGGCTTGTTGCTGTTTCGCACATGCACCACGACGGCCGGAAGGGGCGTATTGACCAGTCCCTGCCCCTCGTCGTTCATCACGGAGACGTTTACACCGTTCTCCGTCACGACGGGAGCCTCTCTAAGAGCGGCTACGAATGTGTCGGTAAGCGTTCCAATCATCGAGATGCACGGTTTTCGACACTAAATTATATGTTTTTTTTATGATAACAAATTTTATTATAAGAAAATGCTATCCGTAGATAGCTTTTCTGACTTCTTCGGTAAATATCTTACGCACACCCGCGTAAGTTTTTTTACCGACGCCCAAGAAGGGGCGGGGAATGATTTTGCCGATGCGGCTGGAGAATGGCTCGGTAGAGTAGGGCGGGCGGCGGCTCCAGAATCCGTTATGCGCGCGTCCTCCCTCTTGCTGTACCTGCGCGTAGTAGGCGTTTGCTCCGATTCGGGCGAATTGGGGCGAGAAATCGCGTGTAAGGCTTCTTTTGAGGCGGCCCGTATAGTCCAGTATGGGATAGTTGAGCATGTATTCGTGGCTTCTTTGGGGCCATTTTTTGATGCCTCCGTCCTGCGTATACCCTTCTTTTCTGAAGTTCTCGCGCGTCTCTTGGAGCATCAGAGTAGCTATCTTGGGCGGCACGGAGCTATTGCGCGCCTTTTTTACCCTTTCGAGCATTCGGATCATATCGCCGATGTCAGCCATACGATGCGATCAGTTTACGAGGACATTCATGGCCATTGTTCCGGCCAGCGCAACGTATACGTAGAACGACATATCCTTCGCCGAGGTCTCGGGCTTTCGGCTTTTCTCGAAAAAGGCGTAGCACACGGCGATCACGAGCGTTATGATGGCTGAAATCCATCCCAGCGATAGGGTCGAGGCGAAAAATGCGGATACGAGCATCGATACGACGAGTATCCAAAGGTGTTTTTCGGTCATAACAGTTTATTTTTGGCTTGTTTCGGGTCGATGGGGTGGATTTTGGGGTCCGGAGTCGTCTTTTTGTTGCCGCTTCGCCCGAAAATGGAGCCGATTTTGGCAGAAAGGACCTCGTTCCACGAGTTATTACGGACTTTCGTGTTGATGTCGGATTCTTCGAGGCCGATTTTCTTAAAGAAATTGGCGGATAGCTGTATTCCCATCTTGGCCGCGCCGTTCATAATGATTTCGGCCTTGTCGATAGGGATGCTCAGGTCCGGCACCTCGACCGCTCGGGCCCTTTCGAGAGCCGGTTCGCCGTACAAGCGGGCTATTTTCTTGAGTGCGCCGCCCTCGTTGAGCACCGAGAGAACCGATTTTTTGTCATCTGCGATAATGTCTTGATACAATTCCATGTGAATGGACGCCAGTTGCTCGGAATTCGTATTTTTCTCGGTAGCTCCGAGCAACGTGCCGCCCGTTACGAGCTGCATGATTTCGGACCGGTATTCGGATATGTACTCTTTGAATACTCGGAACGCGTCGGGATAGGACTGCGTCTGCACGGGATTCACCTCGACCATGTACTTGCTTTTACCGCCTGTCGCCGAGTCATAGAAGAACGGGATGATCGGCGTTTCCATAATATCGACCTTGCGGGCGAGCTCGGACGCGAACTGCTGGGCAATCGTGTTGTTGTTGTCGAATCCGATAACCATAGTAGGGTAGGAGAACCGCTTGCCGAGGATGCTCCAGTTATTGTATGCCTCCACGATTCCTATCATGGCTCGGGAAATGGGCTGAAGAAGTCCCATGCCGAAATCTTGATCCGTCTCGGGTCTGAAGAAGAATATGTTGTCGTATTCGTCCACATTGACGACATTCATATACTCGTAGGTTCCGAACCGGAGGGCCCTGTTCTCCAGATCGACGTTTCGCATGGGATAATACTGCCACGAATCGGTTTTGGGGTCTATGCCGAATACGACCACGCCGTAGAACTTGCTCAGGCTGCATGCCCTCTTGAACTGATCGAACCACCTTGTGCGAACGATCAGTTCGGTAAGCCGAATATCTTCCTTGCCGTCTACTTCGAGAACGATTCTCATCTTCTTGATGGGGACGAGCCTTTTGTTGATCTGCGAGCACAGGAAGGGGGACGACTGGATCGTAAAGGAGTACATCGAATCGACGTAGGTCAGATCGGAATAGTTGATGGCCCGGTCGATAGCCTCGCGCCACCATTGCGGGGTATATTCGACGTAGTAGTCGTTGAAAAGGTATCTGGATACCATGTTGGGGACTCCCACTTTCTTAGGCACGGAGAACGGGTTCACCTTCGGTTGGTGGAACCGCTTCGGCGAGGACGGATGGAATTTTTTAGCCATAGGGGAGAAGTTGTAAGAATTATCGACGAGTTGGATTTATCCGATGTACTTGTTTCGAACGGAAACCATTTGCGGGAGTGCGTTCGGCTCGCTCTTGGTCGGAGCCTCGTATATCGAACTCATGCCGCTTTTGAGCTCGTTCACCTTTGCGAGCACTTTTTCGTAGTTGTATCGCAGAGGCTCGGAGACATTGAGCGAAGGGGATGCGATGTTGAAGGCGGTCATCACGAGCAGCACCCATTTCAGCGTAGGATCCTTCTTGTCGGGATTCGTCTCGGAAAGCATGGTATCCAGATCGAGTATGTGACCTACCTCGGAATAGAGAAGTCCCAAAGCATTCTCGTACGCTGTCTGTACGATGTCGGAGTACATGCCCTCGAACTGCGCTATCTGTTGTGCGCTAAGCCATTGCTTTAGCTGGTCTTTTTCAAAATACATGGGAGAAAGTATCATAGCGTCAAAAAGTTACTCGGGTTCCCCTTCGGTAGAACATGGGCCATTGCGTGAATTTCATCGATGTCATTTCACGGTTTAACAGAGACGCGCCCTTTGCGGTAGCGTCGGGAATATCGTCCTTTCGGTTTTTGTTGTATTTGCGGGAAAAGAATATGAACTGCTCGACGAGCAATTCTCCCTCGGGCGAGCCCTTCAGTTCCTCGTTGACGATGAAGCGGCCGTTGCGAAAGAGGGGTTCGAGCGTGGACTCGATATTCATAAACTTATTCCCGTTATTGCGAGTATCCCACGTCAGCGGACAGTTCCATCCGGTCTCGCTTTGGAATCGGGCGAAAGTCGTGTCGAAGTCGAGAGGCACTTGCTTTTTCTCCATGACGATGCGCGGCGGAACGGGAGACATCTTGAACAGCTCGAAGATATTGTACATCATTTGCAGCGAAGTCCCTTTTACGGCCTTGACGCCCAGCAAGTATATCTTATCGGCGGCCGACGCCAGCAACACGGATGCCTTGTAGTCGCACGACTCGTTATCTTTTGCCGACGGGTCCGTATATATCAGGCAGTCGAAAAGCTGGCTCGGGACAGGCCCCCAAGGTATATGATCGAATATTTCTCCCTCGCTCTCGTCGCTGTATTCTCCCGAGAGGAAACGCTTGCGCTGCAAGGCGGAAAGCTGGGACAGGGTATTTACATAATCCGCCGAAAGATATTCTCGATTGTCCAGCACCGAAAAATGAACGACCAAGAATCGATCCGTCACGGCCGGTTCGAGCTTCAGGCCCTCCCGATTTTCCCTCTTAAAGAAGCGGACGTATGTCCAGTGCGACTTGGTTGTCGGGTTCAGCGCATAGATCATCTTATTGGTCACGTCGAGCTTTTGCGCCAGTCGCGTCCGCAAGGTGTCGATAGCCAACTCGTCTACTTCAGAACATTCGTCTACGAAGATATGGCCCCATTCAGTGGATAGTATCTTGTCGTATGTGCTCGATACGTCCGACGATCCCCGTATAGCCCCGAACTGAATATATGCCCCGTTGAAAAAGCGCAGTATATTCTCCTTCTTGTCGTACACGCAAAATCGCTTACCATTCGGCGCAACCAAATCCTCTACCTTATTCAGCCCGTTGTGAGAAGCGATAGATTTCAGAACGGCAGGCAATGTCTGACGGATCATACCCGTCTGCAATGAAGTAAGAACATTTCTTAAAATCAGGCAGTTGGCTTTACGAATAACAGATTGGGATATCATCCAGAATAATATCAGAAATGTTTTGCCCGACCGGCTCGACCCATAAAACAGGCATTCGTTGTACTTATCGTCGTTCAGACGATTGTACATTTCCACTTGTTTCGGATTAAGCGGTATGTCTAAATTGATATTCATCGCTTCAGAGATATGCTGACTTCCTGAAAACTGTCGTCACTGTCGCTGTCCCCCAAACTTATACCTTTGCTGTTCACAATGCTACCCGCACTCTTGTAAATGTTAACGAACTTCATGTAGGCATCAAGTTTCGACTTCAGCTTCGCCAAATCTCCCATCTGCGTCGACGGATCGGTCAACTGCCGACGTATCGCCTCCAAATCCCGAAGTATGCCCATGCTATCCAATGCCTCTTTAGCCGCATCGAATCGCATATTCCCACTGCTTGCGCTAACCTCCGCCTCGCATACCGTAACCTCATCCTTCACACTCCGCAACTCCACCAACTTATCCATCAAACTCCCCATGAATATAGGTTTTTTTTATGAGAATATCACAAATATAATTTTAATAAATCATACAACAAAAAAATCCTCGAATCCGGGGACATATTCCGAGTTCGAGGATACGGCAGGAAAAAACCTTACTACGGGAAAACCTGCCTTGAAGTGAGATGATAAATTGGGGTATACGAGTGAGTATGTACGATTTATCAACCACAAAGATAGCAAAAAATCGCTAATAAACAAACATATATGCGATTAAAATAACTCATCGCTAAAAATAACACCACCCCCGGATTTACAAACCCCCGGATGTATAGTTAGTATTAGCAATGGTGGAACCGGGGGGCGGTTGTTTACCGACGAATCTATCTATACCTGTATCTCGTTCTTGGCGTCAGGAAAGCGATAACAACACATATTTATTGCCTATCTAATTTCACTATTGCAAGTCTCAATACAAATGCTATTCACATGCGCACACGTATACACGCGCACGACGCACGCACACGCATGCGCGCTGTATCTTGATATACAAGCAAAGCCAAAAGCTTTCCTGCGCGCACACACGCGCGTATTACAAGGAATATATATACGCGGGCGCACATACGCACACGCACGCGCCCAGATCAGTAAGAATATATACTGTATACATTACTACGATTCTCGGCCAATCAGCACTCGACAACATAGAGAACCGGCAGCAGCTTATACGTTCACATTCTGCCATGGGCTGATGTCTATGCAAAAACTTTCTTATACTTCCAACGTTTCAGCTTTTTTCTGTATAAATAAAAAAAATATCTGGGGGCGATTCCAGTTCCGATATACTATCCGATTTTCAATAGTGTTCGTGCTTCAGGTCATTTCTGTATATATGTGATTTTCAGGCGTAAATGCGCCCAATTCGGTTACATTTGTAAAGCCGCTTTCTGTCATAACAAAGCGTTATATCTGTTCGCTTCGTTATAACAAATTTCTATTGCATTTGGGTGCATTTTTTGCATTAAAATTTGGAAAACATGTGATTGTGTTGTATTTTTGTATAAAGCAAAAGGGGGAACAGCCCCCCCTAATTAAAACCTTACTACAATGAAAACTTTGTTTACTGTTAATGAAGCCGGCTACACCGATTCGGTTTCCGTCTTTTCAAGTGAAAACGAAGCTAAGGCACGCGATTTTTTCAACAAAAAAAAGGAATATTTGTCAGCGTTTGAGCCCGCCGATATTTCGGAATGGGGGGATAGCGATGAAGCTTGGCGGGATGTATATTGCGTGGAATTGGTAAAAATGGTAGTCGACGACGAGAATAACGACTACATAATTGATGGCGATCAGATCGACGCTACGCCTTATTATTATAATTAATTAATTAAAATACCTGATAATCTTACCACATCCTACTATTTAACATAATATCAATTCAAGTTCGACTGAATTATAATTAGCATTATTTTGAATAGTAGGATAGGGTAGGGTAGGAGAGGTAAAAAAAACTTACTACCATGTCACAAACAGAAAATATTGCGGCTTCTGCTGCGAAGCTCTCCAGCTCTTGGAGGGACGAAGTAAATCAAATTCGTACACGTCTTAATTATTTGCGCGCTCGATCTTGCTGGGATCGGGGAGTCAATGGTTTCGCGCTCGATCTTCTTGACTCTTACGAGGAAATTTGCGAGTACTGCGAAAACAACGGCGAACAGGTTCCGGAACTTTGCGAGGAAACATTACTAAATGGGGCCGAGAATTGGGGAAGCTATTGTTATGTCGGGTATCAATTTGTGTAATAATAAAAAATAAGATAATGAAAACTGTTTATTTGCAAGTCAATGGGATAGGTTGGGCAGCTTTTCAGTATACCAACATTTCCGAATTAGAGGAAGAATTTGCCCAAAGAGGGATTGAGGTAGGCGACGGCTGCGAACTCGGCAACTACTGCAAACTCGGCAACGGCTGCAAACTCGGCAACGACTGCAAACTCATCTACGACTGCAAACTCGGCAACGGCTGCAAACTCAGCGACGGCTGCAAACTCGGCTACGGCTGCGAACTCAGCGACGGCTGCAAACTCGGCGACTACTGCGAACTCGGCAACTACTGCAGACTCGGCAACGGCTGCGA